AACCCCCCTGTTTTTTCTGCCTATCCCTCTCCGACACAGTCGGTAATTCACCAAGACAGTCCATTTACAGCCAGACCAGTCGGGAATTAACCCGATGCCAGCCCAACGATCCAAAGCCCTACGCGGGGCAACCAAACCAAGGCTCCAATCGATACCTCTCAAGGGCGCTAATAAACTCCAAGATGTCAAAGACCTATGCGAGATTATCCAGATGCCTTTGCTCCCATGGCAGGAGTACGTCCTCAAGGACATGCTTACAGTAGATAAACAAGGCTTCTGGATAAGAAAGACCTGTCTTGCAATTCTGGCAAGGCAAAACGGCAAAACGCACCTAGCTCGTATGCTTATCCTAGCTCACCTGCTAAAGTGGGATAGTAAGAACATTTTAATCATGTCATCGAACCGCTCGATGGCTCTGGACACCTTCAGACAAGTCGCACAGGTATTGGAGAACAATGACCACCTTAAAGGATTCGTCAAACAGATACGTTACGCCAACGGAACTGAAAGCATTGAGATGCTCGATGGAACACGTCTTGACGTTGTTGCCGCTACTAGAGATGGCTCTCGTGGAAGAACCGCCGACTTTTTATATATCGATGAACTTAGAGAAATTAACGACGAAGGATTCCGTGCAGCTATCCCAACTACGCGTGCGCGCCCAAACTCTCAGACACTCCTTACATCAAATGCTGGAGACGCTTTCAGTACCGTGCTTAACGGAATGCGAGAACGAGCTCTAGAGAACCCGCCTAAGAGCTTTGGCTTTTACGAGTACTCAGCTCCCCAATATTGCAAAATTACGGATCGTGCAGGTTGGGCTCAAGCCAATCCAGCACTCGGATATACGATAAGTGAGGAAGCTCTTGAAGAAGCAGTTGCTACTAGCCCGATTGAAAATACTAGAACTGAGTTGTTATGCCAATGGATTGATAGCCTCGCGTCTCCTTGGCCTCATGGTGTCCTTGAAGATACGAGCGACTCAACACTCGAGATTCCTGTGGGTGGCTATACAGTTTTTGCATTCGATGTTAGTCCATCTCGGAGAAATGCGAGCCTCGTGGCTGGTCAAATATTGCCAGATGGTCGAATCGGAGTCGGCATACTCCAAACATGGGAAAGCCAAGTGTCAGTCGATGATCTTAAAATTGCGGCGGATATTAAAGCATGGGCGGATAACTACAGACCCCGTCAAATCTGCTTCGATAAATACACAGCGCAATCGATAGCCGACAAGCTAAGCAACGCGGGCTGCATAACCCAAGACATTTCTGGCGCATCCTTCTATCAGGCTTGCGGAGACCTGCTCGATGGACTGGTGAACCATAGGGTTGTCCATGCGGGTCAGGAAAACTGGATTCAGCAGATGAATAACTGCGCAGCCAAGGTTAATGACTCTGCTTGGCGCATTGTTAAACGCAAGAGTGCTGGCGATGTCTCTGGAGCGATTGCCACCGCCATGGTAGTTCACATGCTTTACAAACCACAACAGGTAGCGGCTATATACACAGAATAATCTATATGTAGTGTATAATTGCCTTCTATGGGTCTCTTCTCGCGTAAGCCACAAATATTAGAAGCGCAGCTTGCGCCACAGGTCATGGGCGAGAATCTGCCCTCACTCTATAACGCGATTCAGCTCCGAGTCTCTCGCAAGGATGCGATGAGCGTGGCTTCAGTAGCCAGAGCCCGCAACCTTATTGCCGGAACTATTGCAGGTATCCCACTTGAGTATTACAACAAGCGCACAGGCGAGAAGATTGCTGCGCCTCGCTGGGTTAATCAGCTAGCAAAGAATCAACCATCATTTATCACTATCTGCTGGATCGTGGACAGCCTTCTCTTCTACGGAGTCTCTTATCTTCGTGTCACAGAGCGTTATCAGGAAGACGGACGCCCTGCAGCCTTTGAGTGGATTGCTAATGCTCGCGTTACATTTACAACTGACCTAGAAGGCATCATGGTCACACAGTATTACGTTGATGCTGCTCCTATTGCCATGAACGACATCGTTACTATTCAGGGTTTTGATGAGGGCGTGTTAGAGCGCGCTGGTCGCACTATCCAGTCAGCGATTGACATTAACAAAGCCGCCTCTATTGCATCAGCCACTCCAATGTCTAGCGGCATCTTAAAAAATACAGGCGCAGACCTACCACCTGCCGAGGTCTCTGGACTTCTCGCAGCTTGGAAGCGCAGCCGCAATAACAACTCTACTGCCTATCTAACTAGCACACTTGAGTTTCAATCTACACAGTTCTCACCAAAAGACATGATGTACAACGAGGCAATTCAGAACCTTTCGACTGAAATTGCTCGCGCCATGAACGTGCCAGCGTATTACTTGTCAGCAGATCAGAACACCACTATGACTTATGCAAACGTGACAGAAGAGCGCAAGCAATTCTTCGCACTTAGCATCGAGCCTTACATTCAGGCTATTCAGACTCGTCTATCTATGGACGATATATCTACAGCAGGGCACGAAGTTCGTTTTGCAGTCTTTGACACCTTCCTGAAGCAAGACCCAATTAAGGAACTTGAAGTTATTGAGAAGATGATAACTCTAGGGCTGATTACAACTGAACAGGCTATGGAAATGACAGATCTAACACCTAACGGAAGTGAGGGGCTCTAATGGAGACTCTATACATCGAAGCCGCCTCGATTGAGTGCAGCGAAGAGCGTCGCGAGATTAGCGGCAAAATCGTACCTATGGGAACTGGCGAAATCGGCAACACCAATCTTGGTGGCGTTGTATTCGAGGCTGGTTCTATTGAGATTGACGATCCATCAAAGATTAAGTTGCTATCACAGCACGACATGAAGAAGCCAGTAGGACGCATGGTTACAGCCACAGTTCGTCCAGATGGCATCTATGCAACCTTCAAGTTGTCACGTTCAACAGGCGGCAACGATGCACTTGTCATGGCTAGCGAGGGTCTCGTTTCCGGACTTTCAATCGGTGCAGAGATTATCAAGTCAGCACCATCACGCGAAGGTCACACAGTTGTGACAGCCGCCAAACTCAAAGAAGTTTCTCTAGTAACAGAGCCAGCCTTTAAGTCTGCTCAGGTGCTTGAGATCGCAGCAGAGGAAGTTATCCCTGCTGAAACCCAACCAGAAAGCGAGCCACAAGTGGAAGAAACCACTCAGGTAGAAGCTCCAGCAGTTGAAGCAGCAGCCGAAGAAGCAGCTCGCCCAACAGTTGCAGCATCTCACTACACCCGCGAGCGCGTTGCACCTATCTCAGGAGCGCAATACCTCGAAGCATCTATCAAGTCAGCCCTAGGTGATGACGAAGCCCGCCGCGTAGTACGCGCAGCAGATGACTCAACATCTAACAACACCGGACTCACACTTCCGAGACATCTCAACACCTTCATAACCGACACCTTTACAGGTCGCCCAGCGTTCGAGGCAGCAACACGTCAGGCACTTATTGACAGCGGAATGTCATTTACAGTTCCACGTCTTTACACAAACGCATCAACAGCTGATGTCGCACCAACAGTTGCAGACACCAACGAAGGCGCAGCACCATCAGAAACAGGTATGACATCTGCTTACGACACAGTAGACATCAACAAGTTCTCGGGTCTACAGCGCGTATCTTTCGAGCTAGTTGATCGTTCATCACCTGCGTTCATGGAACTCATGATGGCAGAACTCCGCAAGGCATACGAGAAGGCTACAGATGCAGCTCTTCTAGCAGCTTTCGTTGCTAACGGCACAACAGCCGCTACAACAGCAGCAACAGCAGCAGGACTCCAGTCATTCATCTCTGTAGAAGGCGCAGCCGCATACAAGGGTACAGGCGGAGACTTCGCTAACAAGCTTGTTGCATCAACAGACCAATGGGCAGCAATCGCAGGATACGCTGACACAACAGGTCGCGCACTCTACTCTGCACAAGGCGCAACACAGAACGCATCAGGCAACGCAGTTGCTACAAGCGTTGTAGGTGGCGTACTTGGTACAGACCTCATCGTAGATCACAACATCTCAACATCAGGCA